CTGATTGCGTTGCTAACTCTGCTTTAATTTTCCACGCACCTGCAGAATATAATTTATAGATACGTAACAAGCCCCTTTGAGAAGCGGCTGGTTTGGATGCACCATATGAACCAAGAAGAACAATGTTTTCTTCTACATTAACATTTGCATGTCCAAACTTAACCCAACCAGTCCAAGAGAACCCAGGATATCCACCAGCGCTGTTAATAGAAGATATGAGAGCTTCTGAACTTGCGTCGGATGTTCCAATTGATGGTCCATTGTTTGGATCAGGATCATAATCAAACCCGCCGGCATTTGCCATTTGAGAGCCGGTCAGTTGTCCTTCCAGAACAACATCGCATATTTCTTTGCGTGTTAAATTGTTTCTATGAACCTTGTGAAATCCTGGCAGCTGATTGTATGAAGCGCCTGGACCGTTATCAGCAGCAGTGGTACCTGTGACAAATAAGGAATCTCTACCGAATCTTGCGGTGTGGCGCGCTAACTGCGAATATAAACCGTAATCTTTGCCATGTATGTCAAATACTTGTATGTTTGTTGTATCGCCGGCTGTAGCTGGCGTTGAAATGGTCCCTGAAGGACCCTGGGTGGGCTTTATAACTGTTAGATTTCTATTATTGAGTCCATTGTACACTGAGAATTCTGAAGACCTGAAATCTTGATATCCGCGTGATTGTACCTCAATTCCACCTGGAGCAGAGAACCTGGAAATTATAACAGATTTATTTAAAGCTCCGGTGAGGTATGCTGTACTGTATTCATCTACGTTTTCTACGTGTCCGTCAGTTGTCCTGTGTATGTCAAGCAGTGTTCGAACCATGGTGGATGACGAGGCGTTGCCTGCGAATGTTCTTTCTGGGAGTGATGGCTGGTTTTCGACAAAATGTCTCGGGTTAGCGTACGCTCCTGGCGCTTGAATGTAATCGTATGTGTGGCGGTAGTTTCCTAATATTGTAGATCCAGTAGTCATCCTAATGTTTCTAATATTAACTGGGCGCTTAGCTATCTGATCGCGATAGTATACAGCCTTCTCTACTCTTGTGTCTGGGTAGGGTTCTGGGGACAGGTAGTCTGAAGCATTCGGGTAGTCCGGTCCAACCATGCCGATCGCTCCGGAGGGGATATCAGCACAAGTGCCAAGAAGAATTTTCCATGCTTCTGGTCTATTCAGCCAGGTATCGCTTCCTTGGTTTATCTTAATGTGCCTAGATTGATGTCCACCGACCGCATAATTTGTGAACGGTCCTTGCATTGGAACTTCCATGTCGGGTCCGTATACATCGTTGTGGAGGTTAGTGAGCATTATAGATGCACTGAGTCTTTCTGATACTTCTCTCTGATACCCAGACGTTACCTCAACCGAAGCGCTTACAATATTGAACGGGAAGGCGAACGACGACTTCATATTCTTGTATCCGACGCCGGCTTCGAAATCTCGACCGCTCAAGACTTTCGTATATCTTTTTATCTTCTCAGTGACCAATTTTGGATCATTGTTTATTTGTACTTTGACCAAATCTTCCATGAAAGAAAGAAGCACATTCAACGGTACTCTTCGACCACCTTCCGTATCAATAGGACCTCCGGGAAGAAGTGAAGAGTATACAAAATGTATGTTTTTATTATCTTCAAAGTTAACTCCACCTTTAATAACTTTTGTTCTTTCTAAATTATCTCCGAACGTCTTTATGAAGTTTCTTTGTTTGAAACTGTTGACTCCGTATGATGTAGCTGTCGTGGCGTCGAACAATGGTGAAATACTTTTACTCAAGAATGGGTGAGTGTTAATTACTCTACGATAAATTTCTCTTTGTGCATCTACGGTTGTGTCGCCGGACGTAATCTCTGAGGAGTCTCGTTCTGCTCTGACTTTCCAATAGTTTACATCAATTGTAGTATCGCGAGGAGATTGTGGGACAGGAGAAGATCCTAACCGATAATGATAGGACTTCTCAGTATACCCGCTAGCAGCTTCATCTAATTCTGGTATTCTGGATTCTAACGTTGGGAACTTAGTTTCGTATTTATGTCTTTCCAGTACGTGACTTTCAACAGTGTTCATGACATCGTTTACGAAGTCAGCAGATGCTGGAATTAATTGCGAGATTATCGTAGACAGCGCATCATCAAACCACTTGTAATAATCAACGTACTTTTCTACGTCCGCTACTGTTGTCACTCTTTCATAGAAAGCCTGTCTGAGTTTTTCAAGATTTTTGTATCTACCGCGGTATCTATTTACCGGATCGCCAATCACATTATTAAAGTCTACGGCGCCGGCAAAAAAGTTAAGCATCTCATCAGAAATCGCATTGAACATACTTTTTTCAACAGTGAAAATATAATTTGGAATAGTCTCGGCGTATTCTAAAACCTCATCATCATCTGACATGATGTTAATCATATCAGATGCTACGACCTGCTCCGGATTTACAAAATTAAATGTGTTTATTCTTTCAGTTTCTGATACAGTTGTAGATGAAGCTGCAAACAAGTGACCATAGCCGCTGTGTTGGTATCCAGTAAATCCTCCGAGCCAGCCATAGTTATCTCTAAGCATAACTGAACCCGAACTATAGTCTTGTACAGTAAAGTTTCCTGTTGCATTGGAAGCGGTTACATTATCAAATGTCCAACTTAACGCCAGTGTGTTTCTATTTGTCAAATCGTTGCTGGAGCCCAGCAAACTATCCATTGGCGACAAGTTCATGAAGCTATCAGTTATACCTACATTTTCTTCTCCATTAGAATGGATATCAATTGTTTTGTTGTCAATAAATTTGACCCAGTAACGAGCGCCCATAAACTGAACATCACAAGCTTGTAGCATTGCGCCGGTTATGTTTGTGTTCCTGGCTCCTACATATGTTCTCTTTGGCGCTCTAAGGAACGCTGAGCCAATTGTATTATCAATTGTACCCGATACTTCGAATGAATTTTTTACGACGCCCAACTCCGCGTTAACGCCCCGGAAGATAACATCATAGGATTGTTCTGTGGAGCCCGTTACTCCTGATAGTGCTGGGTATTTTTGTGGTTTGATTCTAACCGACAGGTTCCACTTAGTTTCATCATATACGTCAAAGAACGTGCTGCTTGTGAGTTCTGGTAGTGGGTACGGATCGTTAGAAGAAGTGAGTTTAAAATATACATTACTTGAATATTGTGTATCCCTAACCGCCATGACTTGAAAGTTTGCGACGTCTAACCCACCAGTTAGCCATGTTGTGTCAACACCAGTGAGCGAATCAGCCGATCCAGTCCATACTGTGTGCAATCCAAATAAGGATACATCCGTGAAGTCTCTTGTTACTGGATCTTTTTCAACAAAAAATCTGGGGAACAATATGTCGGCTTCCATTGTAGCACCAAAAAACTGTTCCGGTCCTGTCGGAGCACTTGGGTTTTGAGACCCTGATATGAATCCAATAGATTCCGCATTTGAAGAATTTATCGCTTGATATACAACTGCTCCGGTATTAAATGCGCTATTGAAGTTAGCAGTGCTTTTTTCAAGTATCTGTTGTTGGAGATTATTTTTAATCTCATAAACCGAGTTCTTGTTATATGTATTTAATTTTATTAAATTATCATCGATATTAAAGCAACGGAAGACATTTCGTATTGCTTTCTCGGTCCCTTTTGACTTATAAATGTTGGTAAGGTTATTATAGATATTTAAGTAAATTAGATTCTTAATATCACTAAGTTTGCTTTCGAACAAAGAATCATCCGTGCGATCCATCATTCTTTCTAATATTGATGCATCTACAAATAATTCAGGAATAAACATACCCATAGATGTGGGTAGGTGCGAGGCGAACGGGATCGGAGAACTTGAGGCAGTTGTATAAGTAACTTGCTTGAACTTGGGCATCTCATTGCTTAAAAGATACACCTTATCAAAATATGCGCCCACAATGTGAGATATATTTTTTAGATTTTTATTAGATGTGTCATCGTGAGCATCCAACACCCAAGAAGGAGCGTAGTTCATGAAAGATGCATTGTTGTTGGCATCGTACCATGAGCCCGTTACTTGCAATTGGTTCTTTAAGTTTTGATAATTGACATTATTTTTGCGTACAACTGGTTCTCTATATTCTTTTGTTGCAGCGCCGGCTAGTACTATAGCTGAACCAGTGTTGCGGGAATTTGTGTCATACCCGGTCCATAATCCGTTTGTTACGCGACCTGCATAGTCTAACACTACACTGTCAACGCTGGCTGTCTGTGTGATCCCTTCATTAAATTTATAGTATACTCCCAAATCAGCATTGGAGATATCGCTATTAGCGCCACCGCCAACATTAACAAAGTAATTTAGTCCGATATCTCTTTGGTTTCTATTAGTTTTCCAAAATCTAAATTCATCAATCGAAGCGCTAAGAGTACCGGCGCCGGCAGGTGCCGAAGAACTAACTGGGGAAGTCATTAATGCACCGATTCGAGCTAACATACTATCAGTTGTTATTTCCCCAATAGATTTATCTGCATAATCATTGGTATCGTTCAAATCACTATTGACATATAGCTTGGATATGAATGTGCTCCCAGAGTTATAGAACCTGAAGGCATAATGTGCCCAATCTTGAAGCGAAGCAGTTGTTAAATCTTCTCCGATCACTTCATGTTGAATTGAGGCTGAAATTGTTCCCGACTGGACTGTGATTAAAAACGGACTACCGCTAGCAGCGCCCGTTAATTCAATTGTTAATCTTCCATAATCTGCCGAGGAACTTAATTCATTATTCCACAAATCAAAGATTACTTCTTTTTCAGTATCAGTGGTATCAAATGCGTTCTTTTTGAGCCAAAATTCTACTGTAACCCCAGTGTCGAAATTGGATTTTAAGTTTGACTGTCTTGTTCCGGTGCCGTAATCAGTTGGCAAGCCAGCTTTTGTGTATATTGCTGTGTCATAAATGTTAGCGTGCTGGTATTTGTTGCTTTTAGGGTTAGGAGATAGGCTGACTAAAGATCCGGCAGATCCGCTGTGTGGTCCTCCGGTAAATCCGATATACTCAGTTGACGCTGCGGCTGGGATTCCATAACCATCGTACGGCATACTGGTGAAGGTTATACCATTCGCACCTAATATAGCAAATCCGTTGTATCTTGGATAAAGATTGTCGAGGATGTACTGCTCTGGGGCAAACAGCTTGTTATAGAATTCGTTCTTCTCGGCGTCTGAGCCATCGTAAGGGTAATAATCAGCAATACGGTCCAGAGCACCACTATAATACAACTCTGCTGAGCCAAATTTTACAAAGTTGCGCGGATTAGAGAAGTCGATCTGCGGGACAAATGTATCTTTTTCTGTTTTTAACTGTTCTAGGTTGCGAACAGACTCAACGTCCTGAAACGCCTCCTTTTCGGTAGCGTAATCTGCGTAATTTCTGGAGCCTTCACGGCTTTTATCAAATAGTTTTTTTATGCTCATCTGATTTTAACTCTAGTTTTCAACTCTGAATCTAAATTCTTGTCTTTGTTCTTTCCAAGTATTCATTCTACTATCATAAAAGGAAAATTTAAACTTATATTCGTACCCCGGCTCCAATAATTTCATATCAAAGTCAAAATAGTTTCCTGAAACATCATACGAAAGACCAGTGTGGAACTCGGATCCGGTACCATAAGGCACTACTTCTGAATTGTCAAGTGTTCTAATAATCCTATAAGAAGCACTGTAAATGTTAGTAGTCTCGATATCTTCCGATGCCTTCGTGTATATTGTCGGATTCCAGTTCTTGTGTCTTACAAAAAGGTTCATTCTCGCTGTCTCGTTCGAGCGGTACATGTTAGCCAAGTTCGTTATATTTATATAATACACAGGTTCTTTTGTGGTCTCTCTTGCATTGAAAGTAAGAGGATCGACACTGCCTGTGCTAAACTCTATAGTCCCGCTGTGCCACACATCGTACAGGGTGGTGATCGAAGATGACTCAATACCTATAGAGCAAGAGTAAATTCCGGTCGATACATGACCGCCAGTCATGTTGGTTTCGCCGTCGTACAGTGCCAATTTAGAACCGGAAGGGTTTGAGTTATCTGAAGAACCAGAATACAAGCTGACGCGGATCAGACCAGTTCCGATTGAGGGAATGTCTGTGAGCCTTCCGCGAATAAAGTTATATAAATATAATGTGTTCAAGTTATCGCTTGCCGGTGCAAGTGAGCTACTAAAATAGAACTCTCCTCGATCATCACGGCGTGCACTATCCCATCGAGCTTCAATTGTCGGTCTTTTATAGAAGTATTGACTACCTCTTGCAAAGAATCGTTTTGTATAATACGACTCCTTTGAACCGGTTGTGTTACTCAGCACGCTGCCGGAGTTCCACGGCTCAGCAGAGCCCGACCAATAGGCTTCGAAACTTTTAGATAAGTGAATGCCCACTCCATAGTTTGGTGTGGTGCCTGCTATCCATTGTTCAACAAGTTCTGAAATATCTACTTCAAGATCTTCGAGACCTGTTTCGAATCTTTGTTCACCCATTATCGATAGAGAACTAGTGATGTAGTCTCCACCAACCATTCCCCATGAGGAGGTATTGGATGCTTTTATCCAGTTGGCGCCGGGATTACCCTTTGTTAAATCTTTGTATCCATTCAGATCCAATCCTTCACCTTCTTGCCAAGATTGTGAAACAGGCAACACAACAAGGTTGAAGCCGCGCGGGACAGTTCTGGAGTGGGGAGCATTGTGCAATTTTAAGTAAAAACTTACACTTCCACTATCAGGTAAGACTCCCGCCGTTCTATCTGACGATAATTCATCAATCGGAAATTTTACTAATATTCTAGAAAGTTCTTGCGAAGCTTGATATGTTGAACTGGTAGCTTGTTGTCTTCCGTAAATTGAGAATGTCTCAAGAACATCTGCTTGTCCGGTATTTGCACCGGTTCCACGAGTTCGTAGATTGAGTTGATAAGCACTAACTATAGTTGTATCTGCTGAAGCAGTATATCTCACTAACATTATCTAACTTTTCCTTTGATATCTGTTGCTGGGAACTTAATTTCAAAAATTGCGTTCTTAGGACACACAAGGTAACTTCCATCAGGAGATAAGTTCTTTTCTATCATAAAGTCAAGATATGAATATTGACCACCTGTCTTAGTGTTAAGTTTAACCTTAATGACGTCAAGTATATTTGTTTCTTTTTTGAGTTCAGAATATATGTCACTAATATAGATTGGCTCTCCAATGAAAAATCCTTCTGAGAATTTTTGTTTTAAACGCTGGATTGCTGAGGCTAACGCATCTGATTTATCGGCGCCGGCGACAGTCTTAATAACAAAATCGATTCCAATGTTTATGATATATGTGTCCAGTATATCTACTGTATCATTAATCATCCTGTGCTGGTTGAGCCAGGTTTTCATGTTGTTTTTAATAGTTGAGTTTGTTTGAATTAATTTGGTGGAGGTATCTTCTGAAATTACGTATAGATTTATATTTCTTTTCTGAGAATCTTGATCTTTCTGAGCGCTGACTCTTTTTACTGAACCAAATTTTGCCGGCATTCTTTGTGCAAGGCTTTCATAATCAGTCTGTGTAACTGCTCGGTTTTGTGTTGGAAAAGTATCATAAATTCTACGTTTGATTTCTGAAGTTGATGGATTTGTAACGTCGCCTGTGATCGGTGTTTCGTTTGAAACTTCAAGAGAACCATTTACTTCAGCAACTGTTACTGCACTAAGTGACGCTCTATCATTGTAATTCAATTTTGCGTACGCTACTTTATTCAAAGAGCCGACCGATACATTGGAGTTCATCGGATTTGTTGTTCTGTATACTATAGTAAGGGTTGTATTCGCTGGAACAATTCCAAAACTTTTATTTTTTGATATCCTGGTGGGATCAAACGAGGAGTCGGTCACATACGTTTTTCCAAATACATCCATAGCTACTTGTTGCGGGTTTGCCACTATATCTGATTGTGTGTCGTCTCCACTTCCAAATTGTAAACTTGTTCCAACATTTGTTGTCTCAACAACAAACTTTCTAGATACAAGAATAGGCTTTAATATCGATGGAACATTGTCATTTTTGTAATTGTGGTTTGGCATTTCTTTGAATACCATATCTTGGGAAAGATACTCGACTTCATAATACTCATTTCCTTCAGTATCATATACAGATATGACTTCAGATAAATTCGACACATTCAATGGGACTCTTCTAAATCTTTCATACGCGCCAACAATAACTTCTGTTTGAGAGAAATCTCCTGATACTACGTTACCATACGCTTTTATAGCATAGTGTGTTGGGGCACCAGTTGAATTATTAACCCTGGCTACCACAACATCATGCTTTGAATCTGCAAAATCTATATTTTCAGTCAATACGAACGACAAGCCAGTTGAAGATGTAAAGGATGTTCCTCTTGACATAATTGGAATATATGCCGTGTCTGGTCCCATACCACTAGAGTTGGCTGGTATCATGGCATATACAGCAACCTCTCCGAATGTGGATGGTCGACCGGGATCTTTATAACCTAATACTCTACCATGACGAAGTACGTTGCCAAGCTGGTACGAAGTATCTAGGAAAGTTTCGTTGATGTTGTAGTCAAGGTGAAGGGACATTTGATCGCCAACATATGCTACAGCATCGATCATCATAGCACCAAAAGATGCTTCACTAAAATCTTGGAATGTGTCGGGATAAAATCTTTCCGCTAATTCAATAAGATCCTGCCTAATACCCGAATATTCTCTATGGGTATAATTTATTGGTAGGCTCTTTTTCTGATCGTCTGACATAATATATCCTCAAACTAAATAGTAAATTCTAACAAATCACTCACGCCTATATTTGGAATAGAGTATTCTATTCTAAAAGCCATTGAGTTAGTATCCGGATCAAGTGCATAAAAATCTATTTTGTGTATTGCTACTCCTGGCATATATCTCTCCACTTGTGTGCCAATCGACTGTCTTATTTGAGGTTCAATATTTTCAGAGAAATTGGAAAATAAATATTGCTGAATACCAGCACCAAAATCTGGCTCCATTACTCTCTCACCCGGATTAGTTAAAATGAGCATTTTTAAATTTTGTTTAACAGATTCGGTTAAACTCTTCAACATTGTGAAGCCATCGCCCGAATCATATGTTATAGGTATCTTTATTCCAATTGACGACATGTATGTTCCTCCTAACTAATTATATCTTTTATCACTTTTTGCACATATTACCATTTGCATCAAACGGATTTGAGATCAGATTGCGCCTGGACCACCAGGGCATCTGACCAGCCAGTGGCGGTATAGCAAATGAAGCCTTCAAGTTTTTGAGGATTATCGCTCCAGGATTGAACCCACCATCATTCCAAGGTTTAAAGTCTCTGGAATGGTAATATCTTTTAAACTGGCTTTTTACTCTACTCTTAGAATTTCTCAGCAACTCTTTATCCCAAGAATCCCATGGATTGTCATTCACAAACCAGCTAAATGGCCATATTATGCTACCTTGTCGATCACTCTCTAACTCCCAACCGGGCGTTAGCCCATACGACTGTAGTCCACCATCAGAACTTAAATTTACACTCATGCCGGGTTTCTGGGACAAGGACATGGTTTCGTTACCGCCGGCGGAAACTGTCTTTTCTCCGATTGCAGGCAAAAATCCATGATCGTTATATATTGCCCACGTAGCTGTTGCTTTTGACAGTGGGAATATGTATCTAACTAATAGTTTATATTTATCGTGCTCTTTTAGTTTGTTGATAAGACAAAGGAGTAATTTTGAGTTCCCTTCTAATCCTACTGCGTTACTTATTTTTACATCTAAGGCATCAATTTCCACTGATACGACCTCTTGTGCACTGTCGTTGATCTTTACTGAAAATGAAATTCCGTGTCTAACACCCAGTTCTCCCTTCAACCCCACTACTCTTGTGTCAGTGTTTATTTGCTCACCTGGGAACGGACTGTTGATGGGAGCAGCTGGTTCAACCGAACTGAAATCGCCGCGGGATTCACCGGGCTGCCTAGGCTGGAAATGTACATGCTCAAGTGTGCCAGGGTATATATCTGATATGTTTTTAGTTCCGTCGTTACTTTTTATAATTGATAAGGCGTCCGCGGGAGAATATTTGGTCCCATTTATACTGGTGTATTTTTGTATTACAAATGGGTTTGAGGCTTCGCCAAGAACAATCTCTCCGTATCCAGCTATGTCTCCTATAGGAACAATTATTTTATTTGCAAATAACGTCAACTCTCCATGAGATTCATCAGTATGTACTTCGCCTTCCATATATATCTTATTTCCATCCATGTCTTCGTGAACATGATAGTATCCGATATATGGTACACCATCTTTATCTGATAATTCATCTCCATTAGTATAATGGTTTGAGCCAGATGTAGGGGCGCCAACGGTCGTTTCTTTTATTTCTTTATCTAAATCAAGGTCGAGGGCGCCGTCTGATAGATTCGACATAGCATAGTAGTCCATATCGGTATAATCTGGCGCCATTCCGATTGTTCCCATATTGTCGATAAAAATCTGACCGACCTCGTTTAGTTCCGCCATGACCATTTCTTTTAATATTAATTTGGCATCATCTTCTGAAGCCCTGACTGCATTCAAATTTTCTTCGTATCGATAGCTACTCAAAGTGTCCCATGGCCATGGCTCGGCGCGACCAGAGCTTCTAGCTGAATCCAATTGTTCATCGTAAGGAAAGCTATATTTTTCTTGCATATCGTTTATACGATATAGGGCTTCAAGAACATTTTGTGGAGGATCCATTATCGAACCATCATCTACTAATCGTGCGTATGTTTGAACTGATTGTTCTAAGAAAGCATACCAGAACTCTTCATCTTTGAAAGATAAGAACCATTCCCACCAAGCCCCGCCTGGATCTTTAAAACTGTATTCCATATCTTCCACAATCAATGCCGCATAAAGAGAACTATAGGTTTCTGGAAATTTAGGAGCAAATGTAGTAAAGGTAGCTAACGACTTCATCATGTGGGTAGTTGCATAGATCCGGCATGCAGCCTTAATGGTACCTTGGATGCCGCCCTTGGAGGCGCGATCTAAAATCCTGTTGTACGGCACTTCGACTGCACAATATTCTGTCTCTTTGAGTCTCTGATCTTCTGGGATTGTATTGTAAGAAGCTGCAATCTCTTCAGCAATATCTGAAAATTCTACCATGTTCTTTTTGGAAGGCTTACATGCACTTATCTCAGGGAACACTACGTCCACGAACCCTCTCCATCCATCATTTTGAAGCGGAGTGATATAGATTTTTGGATTCATATATGTACCACCGTATGTACTCGGGTCAAGATAGAATATTCTATTTTTTCTATTGCTAAGTCCATTGTCTTCTTCAAATTGCATTCGACTAATACCAAGAATCATATCGTCATTTTCTACGTCACGTTCTCCATCTCTTTTTCCGTCTTCATCATATTCAGCTACTTCTGCTTCTGAATATTCTGTGCCTCCTGAAGATAATGTTTGCTTTGAATTTACAACATATGTTAAATCAGACAGTGTCAAGTCATCGTACTTAGCACCGTACATCCATCCAGGCTTCGTTGGAGCACCGGTGGCGGAGAGTCCGGTAATCTCGTCTTTGATCTTTTTGAAGACACTGGACATATTTTGATCGTAAGAACGCTTCACAGAACCGGGACTTGCGCCAATCATCTCTGCTAGCAAAGTGACTTGTGGGGTAAAATCAGTAGGTGCTACAAAACAAGCATTAAACTCAGGATATTCTGAAGTATCCATATCTTCTAACGTATCGTCGATAGTGTAAAATTCATATTTTCTGTATCTAAGGGCTTTTCCGTTTTGATCGTTCCACCCAAACAATCCATAATATCCCGCATCTCTATGTTTGTTGAAAATAGTCATTCTGACATTATCTCCCGGACGGAACATAACTGCATGCTTGTACCCATCGCTCGCTCTGCGAAGTGCTTCAAGTTTTTGTAAGTTTTCTTCTAAAGTCTGCCTAGCTGCTTCTGCTGGTGATATAACACTATCATTTTCGTCGGGCAGTTCTGCCATGGCTTCAAAATTTATTTGATCTCTGGTTAATCTATTCTGTACGGTGGCATCGACTAAATCCTTTTTGGTCTCACCTAAGAAAAGATCTAAATCAAATCCCCATGACCAGCCAGTATTTTTTGTGACCCTATAGCCTCCATGATTATCCGTAAAGGAAAGACTTAAGTCAGGTGTTTTTTTCCTGCCACTCTTTATTATTTTGAGTCGGTCACTGCCCATCTGTGCTTGTAGATCGACATTCCAGCCAAAGTCTGGTAGTTCTAGTAAATTAATGTTTGTCCAAAACCAGCCTTCCCAGCCCAATTCGTCAAAGGTTTTGTAGAAAATTTTCTCTGGACGATATGTTACATTTGATAAAAATGTCACAGGCTCGTTTACCATTCTTTCCCACAACCATTCTGCAACATAAGCAGGATACTGACCGTATTGCTCATCGGTCGATGGGACAAAAAAGCCTTGCCAGAAGTCACTCATCTCACGATATGGATCGCGCTCTTCGATATCACTTGAAGAGGCAGCAAAGTCGACATAGTTGTTGTTTGTCCAACTAGCTACCTTCTCCTGGTGTGTAGTGTATGGGTTGCCGTGAGTATCAGACAATACCATGTTCAAGAATCCCCAGCCGGCTTCTCCAGAACCAAAGTCTCCATCGCCCAACATATCTTGCGCAAAATCAATCTGTAATTGTTTCAAGCCGCCGCCAAGTGCAAACCCAACAGCCTTTTGTGTTTCTTCTGATTCAAACGGAATCAGACCATCGTCACAACCGGGCTGCGAAACTATTGGTGGCAGTGCATCTTCCAGCATTTGTGGAATACCGCCGTGCATTATCTGTGTAAGCTCGTCCAAATCCTCAAGTGTCTCATTCTGCAGGTCAGCAAACATCTGCCGGCACTGGGCTGGTGTAGCTCTTCCTTCAAGCAACAGGCATCGGCGCTCTTTGAAATTGTCTAAATCTTCTGGTGTCGCACACAAAGAAGGGTTTGCTGGCATATCATCATTGTCAGGGAAGGCATCCAACACCCCAGCAAGGGCTGCACGGATATCGGCTGGGAACAAGTTACCCATGTCGGAGAAGAAGTCTCCTAGGTGCTGTTTGGTCGGTAACCCTTCAATAAATTGTGGGTACTGATTTTCCAGGATGGTAAACGTTATATCAAGGAAGTCGTTACTGGCATCTCCTAGGAATGCTCCGATCATCTCCTGCCTTGTGGTTGAGTTGCCGATGTCTCCAGCAAAGTTTTGCACTGCTTGAGTGTCTGCTAGTGCAGCGCCGCCGACTCCCAACTTCTCAAACATCTCAGCTATTGTAGCATTAACTTGGTCATCATCTGCTTCGGGTCCGCATATGCTTTCTTTAATAACATCAAAGAAGCCACGTCTACCAGCAATCATATCTGGGACTGCAAGGGCTAGATCACCAGTTATTTCCAACGCCTTACAAATAGCATCGCCGATTATCTCGCACAACTTAACAAGTAGACGCATAATAATCTTTATAAGAAGTGCCTGGAGAACCATCAATAGCGCCTCAAATAGAAGTTTGGGGATGTCCTGAAAATACGGAAGCCACCCAAAGGGATTCTCTAATCGAAACATTTTTATTTCGGTAATGTTTCTACAAAATGGTAACGACAAACTCTTGATGAAATCAAAGAAATTAGGATCAAACATTGGAGGCTGCGGACAATCAACCAAAGCAATAATATTTGCAATGATTTGGGCGCCTGGATATTTGTTGAGCAAGTCTGTTAGACCAAGTAAATTATCTCCATATACTTCTATAAGAGCCATCACATATGCTTGCATTATAATATTTGGATCTAATTGATCTTGGGAAGCTCCCACTACATCAAATTGTTGAGCCAATGTTCTGCGAGTCTTTTGCTCTGCATCTCCAAGTGGGTTCTTTGGTCTCGGGAAGGTGCCGTAATTTCCTTCTTTTGAAGAAGAGCGTTCGGCATCTATTATTTTTTGGTTTTCCCAAGGTTTGGGTATCTTGCTTATTTTTATTTTTCCAATAAATGGCTTACCTTCTCCATATAAAGAATCAGAGCCGGGCGCAGTTGAGTCAGATGCATTTTGTCCTGCAGAACCTGGGCTGAATATATCATTATTCTCCAACTTCTTTTTAACTAAGTCTTCTAATTCGTTCTGCTTTTCGGGAGGTAACCCTATGAACAGATCTCCAAAGTTTTCAATTGACATTGCGTTGAGAGCAGCTTTGATGGCACTCGATAGAGCATCTTCAAGAGACAGACCTTTAAATAGACACTGAATCGCGTCGATCATTAAATCTAATAATCCGCATATTTTAATTCTTGATAATCCCATTTTATACATATCATGGATCATCTGATCTCCGCCACCAGGAAACGGCAGGGCTGCCGATAGCATCCTAGCACATAATTGTACAAATATTTGTTCATCGGTGTAGAGTTGTTGGAATGCTTGCTCTGTAGCCATTCCAAACACATTTTTGGTTTCACCAGTTGATTTGTCTAATACGTTACCAAAATCCACAACCTGTTTGGTGGGATCTCTTTTAGATGGCTTATATGCCAAGCCTATCGCGGTCCTTTCGTCGTCCACATCCGTCGATGTCTTCTGGCAAACATTTCTATGGAAAGTGTATGCAATAGCATCTCCAATACTGAAAACATCATCCAGAATATCTTGACCTAGCTGCTTACCTTCTTCTGCTAAAGCATCAACTATACAACTACCAATTGTTTCTGGTCCTTCTGGTAGATCTGAAGGATAGTTTACTTCGGGGGTAACTTTCGGAAATGTAAATGTCTCCACAAACTCGATCCACGGTCTCTCGACTCTGGCAGATAAAAAGTTGTCAATTTCGTGCAGCTTGGCAAAGTACCCTAGGGCTGTTGGATCTTTCCAGGCTGCTTTGTTGTTCAAGGACCTCAATCTTTTCTTTCTGTAAATCCTTGGTCTCTCTGTACATTGAGATGTCCACACTTTTAGCTTTTTGAGTTTCATCTTTTTTGTGAAACTAAATTCTAGTTTAGTAACTCTTTCTCGGAACCATCCCCAACCAGTGCCAACACCAAATATGTTCATTCCACGGTCGTTTAACCAGTTATCTAAATCGCTAAGGACGTCTTTCGTTCTTGAACTACCCAGAAAGAACCCCAAGTCTCCATAACGATCAAATTGTGTTTTTGTAAACACTTTGCCAGAATCAACAAATATAAAAGAACCATTCTCTAACGCTTGGTAAACTCTATAATAACGCGAGTACATATACATCGCTTTTCTAAATTTTAATAATTTCTCATTGATACCACTAGCATCGTAAGTAACAGTAATCGCTTCACTTGTATCTTCTTTCTCGTCGTCAGATGTATCTCTTTCTTCAATTGGAGCAAAAGCATCATATGGTAATGTATAAAGAAGCTTGACTCTTGAACCAACTCGAACGCCTAAATCATACTTTGTGTGCTGAATCATGCCCATAAGGCTTCGAACTGTATCGGAACTTTCTTCTTTGTTGAACCCGTCTAATAGACCATGAACTGCTTTTCTAGCATTAGTATAAAATAACTCTTTTATATATTCTTCTGATTCTTCATCAGTAGCGCCCTCATGCGGGATCAAGGACATTTTTGTCGTAACTATGGTTATTTGAAAAGTACAATATTTGTCGTTAAACCACGGTGAGAACTCATCTCGTTTTTTCCATTTTGGAACAACAGCGCTGGGGTTCCGCTTACATGATGGACAATTGCTAACTTTGATGATCGATTCATCTTCACAGGCATCGATTAGACCATCACCGTTCTTATCTTGATATTTTAAAAATTTTGATTCTTCTGACATTTTTTTACACCACTACGTTGAAAACACGTTTTGACTTGTTATATATTTGTAACCGAAGTCATTTAAATAGTTTATTTCCCATAATATTTTATCGATTCTTAGATTCCAAATAGAACTATTAAATTAAAGTTAATTGCGAGGTAACAATAGCAGCAGATATTCCTGGTCTCCACGGTTCCCACACACTGGGACCGAGCGCAGTATTAAAAGCTTCTTGTAACCAAAGCAATCTATCAATACAACTAATCACTTGCTCTAATATATTAGCTAATTCTTTTATTGCATCTCTCGTAAATTCCCCTCGCGATACACCTTGTAGGTCATTTACTGTCTCAAGTGGATTTCGTAAGCCACCAAATACAGTTGCTGTTCCTGTTATATTTCCAGCTATAAGTTCAATTGGGGGTGCGGGCTGTTGTATATTACCACCGCGGGAGTTCTTTTCGCCTTTGATGCCGGCGCCCTGGAACGCAAATGAGCGCCCAGAAACAATCTTAACACCGTTTCTTCCGATAATTCTTGCATCGTCTGCTTTAATGGCGACTGCGGATGCTGGGCGCCGTTTCATTCCCATACCTGTCATTGCCCCTAAGAGACCATCAGCTAATCCAAAATGTAAATCAACTTCTGTTGCTTGACTAACATATACTCGTGCACCATCGCAAGCGAAAGAAGGATTAACTGCATAAATCTCTCCTTTTGCTATATCTTTGTCTTTGCAAGACATTCGACCAGCTACAATATCAATTGTATTAGCTCCGCTTGCGCCCTTGGCTCCAAGACCAGACTCCAAAACATGTGGTCTATCGGTACCAAAAACAATAGCTGATCTGTTATTTTCTGATTTTATAGAAATTGCATTTGGGGCTTCAATGAAATTAATCGTAGGCTCAGGAACATCTGTCTGCATAATACCCTGATCAGAGCCAATGGTAGCCATGGCTTTTTTCATAGCTGCAGAAGCGCTCTTGATCTTATTTGGATCAAGGTCGGTTTGTTTCCCTAAACGATTTATAAACTCTTTGTTAAAAATATCGTCTTTCTTAGATCCTGGCATTCTTTGTTCCTTTATTGATCATGACAGTTATCCTGGCACCACATCATCAGCAGTTCCTGTGGTACCTGCTATTGATGAGTCAGGCACTGAGTATCTGTTTGGTATTTTCATGTGAATGTGTTCGTTGGCACAACGACTGACTGCTACCCTATTGGTTCCATTCCAACATCCGGTTGTCTTGGGTTCTAATTGTTTGGTTGTGGTGCCCAAACTCGTCAATGCTGCCATATATTTTTTAATTTGTTCACTTGTCAAATCTTTTGTTCTTAAATCTAAAGACAGACTATCGGCATGCGATGAAAATCGATTTCCTTGATTGGTTGCTTGATCAACGACTGCAATAGCCGCAGATGAGTTTCCTTGTGCGATGGCTGATTTGAAAGAATCCCTAAGATCTGACGATACGTGCCTGTAGACTCTATCAAACTCATCCACGCCGCTTGAATTTATCATGTTATACATGGCACGGGCTTGAGCGGATGAGTCACGTACACCACTTGTGGCATGTATTGCAATATCTTCATCTAACTTACTCCGGAGTGCGGTCAAAAACGAAACATGTGATTGATTGAATATGCCATTTTCGCTAAATG